AAACGGATTCTTCGATTTCTTTGGATCAAAGTTCTCGAAATACATGAGACAATTCTCAATTGCATCGGCAATCATTTCGTCTCTATATGAGTAGTTTGCAAAGTTTGGTCTATATGATAGATGTTCGGCAATCTTCATGAAGCATTCCCCTATGTAGTTTGGTATGGGGGGCTTCTCTTCTTTGTTTCGTTTTGCTTTTCTAACCGCCTTTTGATATTTGATGAGAACGGATAGGAATTCTTCATTATTGACATAATGATTCGATGGGGTTTTTTTCATGACGATTTTCCTTGACTTTCACTTGACAAAGCGATACACTTCTAGTGTTCAGCTCAATGCAATAATCTCTTTTGATTGTTTAGTAGCTTGATGAGACTTGAATATGCATCTGATGCTTCTTCGTCTTCCTCATCATCGTGATCTGAATCCATATCACTCGCTTCATTCTTTTGAAGACACTCTTTATAGAATTCCTTAGTGCGAAGAGATGTACTTGAAATCACGATAGTCTCTTCCTTGCTAATGACAAAGGAACTAGTCTCGACAAAGTCTGATGGTACCCACTCCTGAAACGACAATAGAATACGTCCGGTAGGATCTGCATACTGTCTAATAGCCATTGGATTCTCTAGAGTGACATCATTACCTTCAATTGAAGTATTAGAGATGATGTCAGTTCCATTCTTTAGCTTTATGTAGAGTATTTCCATTTTTATACCTTGATTTCTATGTTTTTTTTCATATAGTCTATTATTTTTTCAAAATCTTCAATTGTTCCATTATTTTTTAATGTATTTGCTTTAAAACTTATGACTTGAACATTATTTTTCGTATATCCATTTTCATTTATTATTCTATCTAAAGTTGGTGTATGTTGTTTATCTCTTCGATCCAAAGGAATTCCTAAAACTGGACAGCAATTTGGTATTATAATATCTTTTTTGGAAATTGTAAAGATTATATTTTTTATTTTTGCTCTTCTTTTAGCTCCATAAAACATTTCTTTTTCAATATTATCAATATATGCTTTGTGTCGTTTTTCTGGAGAATAATTTTGTCTTTTTTTCTCTCTACAATATAGATTGTATTCTTCTCTATTTTTTTCTCTACGACTTTGATAATATAAATTTTTACAAACGCGACAAGAACTACCTTTCACTAATCTTTCAGAAATATGACCATGTTTACATGGTTTTCCTGTAAAATAAAAAACAAAATTATTTAAAATAGCATCTTTTTTACTTATTATTTTCATGTATAATACTCATAGTTTTACTACAATATTTATATGTGTTAAAGTATATTTTTTAATTCTATATTGTAAATTTTAAAATAAAATTTTTCTTCACTATAAACTTTTACTCTCTCAGCAAAATGTTTCAATGTAAAATTCTCATGTTTCTTATATCTTAGATCATCCGCAATATCAAAAAGCACAGCTTTTTTCTTGTTGTCTCCTAGTCGAAGACCTCTACCAATCGATTGCAGATTTCTAATTCGACTCTTTGATGGAGAGGCAAATATGATATTGTGTAGATTTCGAACGTTGATACCTGTACTAAAAGGTACCGTAAGATGCAACAATAATACATCCTACGCCTCCTTTAGTTATTTTAGTGGGTTTCATTTTTTATCCTTTTTTTTTCTGGATTCTATCATCTTATTTCTCCAAACTGGATCTGCCCACTTATTTTTCATAGCATTTCCATTTGAGCTTCTAGGTTTTCTTTTTTTCATTTTATTTCTAAACTCTTCATCATTTTGCCATTTATCTTTGATTTTTTGACCTGCTTTCTTTCTTTTGTTTTCATCTTTATTGACAATATTCATTTTTTTAGTAAAATTTTCTTTATATACTGGATCATTATATCTATTCTTCAAAGATTCGCTATATTTTTCTACACCATTCTCATCAAAATATTTTTTCATTTTTATAGACTGTTCTTTTCTTTTTTCATCTGTCCAAAAATTTTTCATTGTATCCGATTTTTTCTTTTTAGAGTCTTCATTGTTGGATAAATTGTTTTCATTTACATATTTCCAACCTCCTATTCCACCCGGTTGTATATTGTATGAACGATTATCTTTCAAATCAATCAATAAAGTTTCTGCAATATTCATATCGTGTTCATTATCATATATTTTCAAAATATCTTTTTGAAAATTATGGATGCCATATTTTTGAATCGCTTTCTTTATGAGTTTTCCTGAACCCATGTAATCATCAAATAAATTTTCAGTAATATGTTTTCCAATATAAAATTTACCGTTAATTTTATTTGTTATTTTGTATATTGTATAATATTTCATATATTTACTCCAGTTGATTATTTTTTTTATTTAGTATCCAACTGGCATCAATATCATCATTTTCGGTAATAAATTGAGATTTTTTTACATTTCCATTAGATAAAGGAACTAATTCATCATATTTGCATGTAATTTTTATTTCATCAAACTCAAAAGTTATTTCATCTATTATCTTGTGTGCATCGACAATCGCACGAATATCTTCTCTGGTCTCAGTTTCCGTTCCGCCATGAACGAAAAAGACTTTTCTTCCATCAGCTTTTTCTTCAATCAACTTGTGCAATCCTTTTCCATGATTATCGACATATTGGAAAAGAATCAATGTGTTTCCTTCTAGCGAGAGAACCAAATTACGAATAAACTTGTTTCGTGCATCGCTGGTAACAAGATATTTCATCTCATCGATATATTTGGCATCTTTTAGAAGACGACAAATCTCTTCTGGATACTTTAATACAAGACACTTGATCTCAAAGTCCGAGAGCTGTTTCTTGTCAATTAGTTCTTTTGTGGTCACGGTCTTTCGTACTGGACCAAAAAGTCCTTCTAGAACAAGCTTGTGTGTTTTTGTTCCGTCGAGCGTACCTGTCATGCCAATTCGTAGAGATGCTTTGTCCAAGTTTGTCATGATAGTTGTCAATGACTTGGCTTTGAAATTATGTGCTTCGTCTCCAATTACCCATTCATAGTTGAAATAGTGTTTTGGCAATGTGTACAATGATTGCCATGTCGAGATTGTGACAATTTTGTCGGAAAACTTTTCACGACCAGAATAAATTCTGTGGATATTTTCTTCTACACTCCAGCCATTCTTTGTAGAGTAATCTTGGAAATCTGAATATAGCTGCTCGACAAGAGATGTCGTTGGTACGATAATTAGACCTTTTTTGTCTTGATCGGTCATGTATCTTGTGATAAGATATGCTATTAATGATTTACCTGATGCTGTTGGAGATATAAGCATTTGTCTACGATTACGTATGGAATACGCGAACGCTTCAATTTGATAGTCGCGAGCGTCAATATCTTTGTTACGACTCTGTATTTGCAGGGAGTCGGCATATTCCTTTGCTTCGTGAAGGGAGAAGGATGTCGTCTGAAGAACCTTATCATCATAGACAAGGGTGTATTTTCTTTCCTTAGCGAATGACTCAAGATGTGTTATGAGTCCGTAGTACAATGTGGATGTTCTAGTATCATACAAACGTATCTTGCCATCCCACACTCTGCTTTTGAACGCGGGAGTAAATTGATATCCAGGAACATAGAATGTGAAATACTCTGATATTTCGCGAGCGACACCGCGCTCGCAAGAGATCATTATGTATGCTTCATCTTTTTTTGCTACGATTATTTTCTCAGACACCTTGTGTAAACTTCTGCCATTCTATAGCGTTCTTCAGATTGAAGCTTCGCTGGTGGATTTCTTTGATGATCTTTTCGCAACAATCTACGAAAAGTTCCGTATAGTTTAATTTAGTTTGGATTTCTAGCACATCATCATCGCCAGATATCATTGTGCTTATGTCTGCGCGAAGATACTTTTCACGCATTGGCTCCCAACCAAGTTCAGTCAGTTCATCTGTTCCGTTCAGCTTACCGTCGTAATATCTCCACTTCAATTTGGTAAGTTTATTGAGATCAAATTGAAGTTTTTGACAACGCATCTTTTGCGTCTTGTACACTTCTATGTACTTTGAATGCAGGGACGATAGGCGAATGGATTCTGTACCGAGTTCTGTGCTATCTATTTGTGAGTCTTTTTTCCACGACTCCATTAGGTCATCTATGTTCTTGATCATGATATAAATTCCTTGGAATATTAGTGCAATATACACTAAAACTCAAAGAATGTCAACATCAAAATAGGTATATCTGAATGATGCACGCGCAGATAGTATTGTGTTTGCATCGGCGGTATAATTGAACCCTATAGATGATACTGATGTGGGATAGCAGTTTCTAAACGTGACACGAATATTTGGTGTATTTTTATTTGACATGATTGTCATTGTTGCATCGCTGGTTGTTCCGCCAAAATCTTTATTTTCTTTTATCAAGCGACGATGTTGTTCAAAGTTTTTAGGGAATGTAAGACCAATAATCCAATTATGAATTTCAAGCCATGAGCGTAGGTCTTCATCTATCAAGAATGAGACATCGAATGGTTCATATCTTACTTTATCACCTGGCAAGTAATAGTCAACAAATGGGGTGCTTCTAGTCACTTCGGACATTGATAATCCTGGTAGACTGAAGTTTTGACAAAAATATATTAGATTAGGAAGTCTTGTGAACGACAATTGAAATTTTGTCGCCTGAAGAAAACTTGTATTTGTTGGTTGTTGATTTAATTTTGCCATAACTTACCTCTATAGTATTTATGAACAAAAAGAGGGGGAACCGAAGTTCCCCCTCAAGTTGTAGTAACGCTTTCTTATTGTTCTTAAGATTACAGAAGGTTTGAAACCTTGAAGATACGATAGTAGACGTTTGAACGATTTGATAGACGTCCAAGACCTGCTGTTGCACCTTCGGCAAATGGATTTGCGACCATTCCGTAACGTGTCTTGAATCCGATACGTGGCTGGAATGTGTCTTGTCCGATTGCACGAACCATCTGTAGAGGAACATATGGGCAATAGAATAGACCAGCGTCATAAGGTGATGTGCCCTTATAACCAACTGTTACTAGTTCAGATGTGTTTGTTCCTGCTGTTGTTGAACCGTAGTAAGGATCGATGTAGACCTTGATACGATTGTGTAGAAGACCAGCGAATGTGTTGCCTGTGTCGTCTACCTGTAGATCAGCCTGAAGTGCTGGGGTATACTGTAGTACGCCTGCCATTGCCATTGCAGAAGCAACGTCAGATGAGCAGATTACTAGGTTACCCTTACCACGACGGGTTGCACGAGCAATTACGTTTGCTTCGCGTTCGATCTGGAAGATCAGACCCTTGAACTTTTCAACTGACCAACGACCATTTGAGTCGGTGTCTAGGTCGAATGTTCCTGCTGTTGTTGTACCGGCTGAGCAACCAAGTACAGCTGTTGAATATACTGTACGGATTACTTCACGGTTGATTTCTGCAAGAATTTCTGTTGACAGAATGTTTGCCAACTCTGTTTCTGCATCAAGACCATGAATTGCCTTCAAGTCTTGTGCAAGTTCTAGAGTGTATTCTGCCTTCAATGCACGCTCACGAGCAGTTACTGTAACTTTTTCGATTGAGAATGCCATTTCAGCAAACAGGTTTGTGCCCGAGTCACCAAGAGCTTCACCCTGAGCTGTTGACATACCATTACCAGTATTAGCAATAGTATAGTCGTTGATGCTTGGTGTTGAAGTCTGATGTGAATTTGGTGTACCATTTGCATCAAGCTTGTTTCTAGCAGAAAATACAGTATTAGCTTCGTTGAACAGAGCTTCTGTACCTGTCTGTGAATCGTACTTTGAACGCATTGCGAAGATCAAGCCTGTTGGGCCTGTCATTGGCTGAACGCCGCAGATGTCGTATGCGATCAAGTTT